TTTGAGGGACGATGAAACGGTTAGGGGCCATAGCTCAGTTGGGAGAGCGCTTGCATGGCATGCAAGAGGTCGTCGGTTCGATTCCGTCTGGCTCCACCAAACCGTCGCGGGCGAACTGTTGGAATTAACACCTCTCCCGAATAGTCCCGTATTCATAAAGACTTAGCTCTATATTATGCATCGGTAGTAGCCGATGTAACGGTGGAGAGCAGCCCGATTGGTCGCCTTTTTATCTGTTATCTCTGTTCGGATTTTTCACGACCGTTTCGGCTCTTTGAGATGGTCCGTGATGCACGCGTGATGCTTGACTGTTTCGCGCAAGTGTCGCCCAGAAACGTGAAGCCCGCGAGAGTTCGCGGGCTGACGTCTAGGTGTGTATTGGGAAGTTTCAGTCGAAGCCAAGCAGTGCTCTTTGCTCATCCCAGTCAGCTGGCAGTTTGGAAAGACGCAGTAATCTTTGGCTGGAGAGCTCTTTGGGTTCCTGGCCTTTGAGGATCGCAGACGTGATGTCCGGTGCCAGGAAGGCACATCGAATGGCGCGGGCGACCAGTCGTTCGTCGACCTTCTCTTCGTCCGCAATCTCTTTGTAGCTCAACCCTGTTTTCATTTGCTCAAACCACATGTGAGCACGCGTGATCAGTTTGATGAGAGATGTGTCAACACTGGTCGGGTCGGTTGAACTCTCGCTCCGGACGATGAGCTTCTTGCCATGGCCACATCGTTTGAGCTGGGTCTGAAGCGTGATGATGTGCGGTGGATGATCAGATGCTCCATCTGTCGGCTTCGCTCCTTGCTCATTGGACAGGAAGGCTATGAGATTACCCGGATCGATGTGGAGCCGAAGGTCCGTTTCGCTAATGACAATCTGCCCGATGATCGACTTGATCACGCTTGGGCTGATAGTTGTTTTGAGGCCAATCACCCGGCGTTTGGCGCACGCGAGCAGAGACTTGAGTTGTTCTTGGTCCTCAATATTGAGGATTTCAGCTATCCTGGTGGGCGTCGAGAGCAGGCGGGTGATCTCGGATATGACCACACCTTCGATCTCGATACTCGGCAGGGTGCAGTTTGGATGGACATAATAGCGTCGTCTGACACCTTTCTTTCTGGAGTGGCTGGGTTTGAACGGTCCGCCGTCTTCATGGATGAGGATGCCAGCGAGCAGGCTCGGAGATTTGGCACGCGTCTTGTTCAAATCGACGACGCGGTTCTTTGCGAGTAGTGCCTGGACCTGGTTCCAGAGATCTTGATCCAGGATCGCATCGTGCTGCCCCTCGTAGACTTTGTCCTTGTGACGGATCTTGCCGACATAGATGGGGTTGCGAAGAAGGTCATAAAGTGAGCCTCGCGAGAAGGGTTTGCCTCCAGCAAGGATGCCTTTTTGTGTCACCCATTGCTTGCTGACGATGCCCTCTCTACAGAGCCGCTTTTTCAGCTCCATCGCCGACCCGATTTCGAGATAGGTCTCGAAGATGTATCGGGCCCTGTCGACCTCGTGCTTGTTGGGAATAAGCTTTCTCTCCTTGATGTCATACCCAAGAAGAGGCCTGCCTCCCATCCACATGCCTTTCTCTTTGGAAGCCTTGAACTTGTCCCTGATGCGCTCGGCTGTGACCTCTCGTTCAAACTGGGCGAAGGAGAGGAGAACGTTGAGGGTAAGGCGCCCCATGGACGAGGTGGTGTTGAAGGCCTGGGTCACTGAGACAAAGGAGACGGAGTGTTTGTCAAACACCTCAACCAGCTTGGCGAAGTCTGCGAGTGAACGTGTTAGTCGGTCGACCTTGTAGACCATCACAATGTCGATATGGCCTGCCTCTATATCCTGCATGAGTTGTTGCAGCCCGGGGCGCTCCATAGTTCCACCTGAGAAGCCACCGTCATCATACTGGACATCAAGAGCTTCCCAGCCCTCATGGGTCTGGCTCATCACATAGGCTGCACAGGATTCTCGCTGTGCGTGCAGTGAGTTGAAATCCTGATCCAGCCCTTCCTCAGTCGACTTGCGCGTATAGATCGCGCACCGAAATTTCTTGGTACTCATGCTGTGGTGGCCTTTCTTTTGGAGCGCAGCCCGAAGAAAGCGGGGCCGTTCCATCTGGCGCCGGTGATCTCTCTCGCAATCTGGGAGAGGCTCCTCCATGTCGTATCCTCGAACAGGAAGCCTTCTGGCGTCACGCGAACTTCATAGTGCTTTCCATTCCATTCGCGCATCAGGATCGCGCCAGGCGTGAGGTTATCGCGCGGCGCCTGGGGCTTCGGTTCTGAGCCTTGCTTCGTCATTTGGACTAGGGCATTCACCGCTTCCCGGTCAGCACGTTGCAAGCCACCTTGCTGCTTCGCTTGGCGATGCCATTCAATGGCGAGGTGCAGGAACTCACGTCGTGCGCGGGGCGGTGGTTTGCATCCATAGTGCCGTGCCCAGTCCTGGCGGAGCTGGGTTATTTTTGGAAGAGTATCGGGGTTGGAATAGGTGCTCATTTTGCACCCCCAGTCTTGGTTGGCTTCTTGATGCGATAGACACGGCCTCGACTCTTCTCATTGGCGACATCTACCTTCAGGCCGTACCTGCCGCGCAGCGAGCCGCTTATAGCGCCACGTACCGAGTGTCGTTGCCATCCTGTGATCTTCTCAAGATCATCAAGCGTTGCGCCCTTGGTGCGCTGCAACAAGCGAACCATCTGATCGAGTTTGGTTGTGGGGAGGATTGTACGAGTTGCATCTTTGCGACCAGACGCAGCTTTGAGGTGTTGTGTCATGCCCTGTGGCTCCGGTTTGGTGGGATACCGGCCAATCCGGCACCCTCACCACCCAGAGCCCCGAGGCCAGTTCAGGTCCGTCGAAGCTGCGCATTAGCCGCTAGGCGAGCACCCATGGACGCTTCCTTAGCTAGGGAAGTCCAGTCGAATTGGTGTAATTTTGACCCAATTTCTTGGGCGCGATTTCCGGCTAGCGATGTTGTCTTTGTTTTCCGATCCAGAGAACGATAATATTAGCGGAGTAAGTGGTGTTGAACCGCTTCGGTACTCCATTGAAGAGCTCCTTTTTATGACAGCGTCAACACTCGCGTCTCCGACGAAAAGTACAGCGGTCGGACAGTACCTAGGTTATTCATTGCAGCAAGTGCGTCTTTGTCACCACCTGTTGCACGTGCCTGACGGCGACCGTGTTTCTTTGGAGTATTATGATGACGTGGCAGTTCATCGGAACAACGGTACGTTTTTACTGGAGCAGGACAAGAGCTCGTTAGGCGGGAATCCTTTAGCGGATCGGTCTAAGGATCTGTGGAAGACTTTTGCAAACTGGGCGGAGCAATGCGTGAGTGGAATTGATCCGAATACAACAGACTTTCTTTTATATGTAACACCAGAGAAGCTTGGCCCTGTGGCAACAGACCTTCATGCAGCGACAACGAAAGGTGCTGCGCTAGCTGTAATCGTCAAGATCAAGGCCTTGGTGACACCAAAAAACGCGTCCGCGGGATGCTCGCCATTCATCACAAAATTTCTCAATGTCGGCGACGAAATCTGTGCAGAAATTATCGTTCGCTTTAGGATCGCTTCTGAAGAAGAACCTCTCGAGGGCATAAGGAAATACTTGCGACCAACGCTGCCCGCAGAAACCCTCGACGATTTTTGTGCGGCTGCCATAGGTATGGCGCGCGACATGGCTGAGGCTCTAATTCGCAAAGAGCAACCATCAATCGTAGATGCGGTGAGGTATCGAAAGAGGTTTGGGTCCTTCGTGAGAAAGCACAATCTTGCGGGCTTATTGACTTCGCAAACACAACCTGCCTCCCACCATGCAGTAGTGGAGTTATTGGACACCTCGCCCAACTTTGTGCGTCAGCTGGAAGTGATAGATACAACCAACGATATGCTCGTCATTGCGGTGAGCGACTTCCTTCGTGCTGAAACAGACAAAGTACATTGGGCTGACGAAGGTCTCATACACGCTGAGAGTTTGGATGAGTTCGATCAAACGTTGGAGAGGCACCACCTACTGATGCGAGACGAGATCGAAGACAGTATGGGTGCCGAGGATGAAATGCTAAGGGGGCGGGCCACGTACCGAAAGTGCATACAGGCACAACCGCAGCTTGAAGGACGCACATTGCCAACTCATTTTGTCTCAGGGGCTTTCAACTGTCTTGCAAATACATTCGTTCTGGGGTGGCACCCAGATTACAAAACCATCTTTGATAGCGAGTGAGGTTTTCAATGCTTGAAGGTGCATCGTCTGTAGTTGATTTGGTGCAAAATGAAGCTTTTGGTGCGCATCTACTGTGGAGCTTCGGGCGCGGATTTCAGCTTGAGAAGATAGGGGACCAGGCACTCCTACCTAGCTTTTTTTTGGTTCTGCCACTTGTCCTGCACGGATCGACTCTTCGTGAAATCAGGTCGACTAATCTCCCGTCGGGGCTTTCAAAGTTGACGGAGAAATTGGGGGCTGAACGCGAACGTTTATTTTCTGTGCATGACCGCGCGCTGGCATTGCGCGAACTCACACTTGTTTCGATTGGGACTGGTATTTCAACTGGATTGTTGCACGTTGACTATGACGCCGCACGGGTGCGGTCGAATGATACTCGTGTGCCGAAACCACCTGAGCGCCTGAAGTTTCATGTATCCGGAGCGGAGAAACTTGGCCGCTGGTTCGCGCGCTTACCGCTTTCACAAGTCTTTTCACTGTTGCAGGTTAGGCCATAATGCAATTTCAAATATTAAAACTCATTCTGTGGTCAAAAGCTGGCCACGCGCCAAGAGTAGTCAATTTCGAGCGGGGCATGGTGAATGTTATCAGCGGTGCTTCTAAAACAGGGAAGTCAGCAGTAATACCTATTATTGACTACTGCCTAGCATCCGGAAAATGCGGCATACCTGTCGGCACGATACGCAACGCATGCTCGTGGTTTGGGATTATTATCGATACTCTTGAAGGGCAAAAGCTCTTGGCAAGAAGAGAGCCTGGTGACGCCAAACAAACCGGTGATATGTATATTATTGAAGACAATGAGATAGCCGTTCCAGGAGAGGAACCTGTCAAGAATGCAACGGCGGATCAGGTGAAAAGGATGCTTGATCGGTTGGCTGGACTCTCAAATCTCGGACTGTCTCCGGACAATGAATCTGGATATCAATCACGAGTGAGCTTCAGAGATCTTGTCGCATTCACTTTTCAGCCACAGTACATTGTCGCAAATCCCATGGTCCTATTTTTCAATGCGGATACGACTGAGCATAGAGAGAAACTAAAAGCCATATTCCCTTATGTGCTTGGAGCACTAACGCCGGAGATGCTGTCTGCTCGATGGGAAATCGAACGATTGCAACGAGAGCTTAGACGCCAAGAATCTGCTTTGGCTTCGACAAAAGCTGGAGTGCGTGCATGGCAAGTGGAAACACAAGCATGGATTCGACAAGCCATAGAATTTGGACTTCTGCCAGCGGACACCTCGGTGCCAGACGAATGGGCAGAGCTCATTGATCTATTGCGCAGGGTGATTCAAAGCAACACCCGTACCTCTTTTGCCTCGTTGGAATCAATTGAACCAAGCCTAGCCCAGCTACAAATACTTCAAAAAAAGGAAAGTGAGGCGGCTGCTGAACTTTCTTTGCGACGTCAACAGTTAAGTGAAATGCAAAGATTGGTGCTCAACAGCGAAACATATGGTTCGGCAATTCGCATACAACGTGATCGCCTTGGGCTCGCTGATTGGCTGCGCTCTAAGGTGAGCAGTGCTGATGATCCCCTTGTCGAGTTGACCGGCGCGGGACATGCGCAGCTTGAATCGCTCACCAATGCGTTAGAAGGAATCGAGATTCAACTTAAAACTCAACCCAGTCTTTCTGATTCGTTTGCCAAAGAACGCTTCAGACTTCGTAGAGAAGTCGAGCTTGCGACAGAAGTGCTAATGGCTATCCGTCAAGAAATCTCTCTGTTGGAGCAAAAATCTGAAGATGTGCAGGCAGCTACGTTCCGGCAAGACCGAATAGAAAGATTCATGGGTCGGTTAGAGCAGGCACTAGAGTCTTTTGATCGATCAGATGAGGATTCAGAATCCTCGGGAAAAATTTCAGAGTTAGAGGGGCGGATTAGTGAGCTTCGGGGAATTTATTCGGAGTTTCAAGTTGGTCAAAAAAAGGCGAACGCTCTGCGTCTTATTGAAGGGATGGCTGCTGAAATCATACCGTCTTTGGATGCCGAATGGCCTAAAGCTCCAATAGGTATCCAAACTAGTGATCTGACGATCCGTGTAATCCACGCTGACCGTTCCGACTACCTTTGGGAAATTGGAAGTGGCGCTAACTGGTTAGCTTACCATGTAGCGGTGACCTTGGCCCTTCAGCGTTTCTTCCTAGAGCAACCGAACCACCCTGTGCCTGGTTTTCTCGTCTATGATCAACCCAGCCAAGTCTATTTTCCACGGGGTTTTGAAATTGACTCCAGCCCACCCGGGGGGCGCACTCGCGATGAAGACATCGCTGCGGTTCGTTCTGTCTTCGAGACCATAGGCAGCGAGGTTCTGCGCGCCGAGGGACGCCTTCAAGCCATTATACTTGATCACGCAGGAACCGATGTCTGGGGTGAAATAGCGGGGGTGACATTGGCGGAGGAATGGCGAGGTGAAGTCAAGTTGGTTCCACCGGAATGGTTGACGACTTAGTTGCACATCCGAAGGTGCCTGCAATGCACAAGCTGGAAATATCGTGGTCGGTCGCTTGGGCGCGCACATATTTAGGCTGTGGAGTCCCCGCTACTCGAAAGCACTTTGGTGATTGTCGGTGTAATTACGCATAATCCCCAATTATCGATGATTTGGCGCTGACGGTATTCAAAGTTGGCCGCAGCGTAACGATGACTTCACTTCCCCCGAAAATCCCTTTATCACTGACGGCGGAGCTGTGACGCGCAGCTCTGGGGTGTCGTAACCCCGATACAGACGGTTGGATCAACCGGAATGATCTCCTTGACCTTTGCGGTCGGGGAGCCTGCGGCGTATGTCCAGGCTCTCCGGAGCTAAAGGCCGTTGGAGCCGATCTGTATCGGTTTACGAACTCCCCGATCACCAAGATCAAGATGCCAGTTTGCGGTGGGCGCACCGCAAGCCAGGGCTGACAGGGAGAAATTTCATGCAAACGGATGTCGGCGTATCCATCGGAAAACTTCTGGTAACTGCTTTGATTTTAGCAGTTTTCACAATGGCTGGGTGGAGCTACTACAATAAGAGGAACAAACCCGGCTACATGGGCAATCTCAGTTCCGAAGTGCAGCTAGAAATTGAGCTTGAACTCAAGCTTGCGGAGATAGCAATTGCCAATAAAGCCAAGACGGATCCTTGGTATGTGTATGAGTCCGTGTCTTCGAGAGACGACTCCGAATACATAGCAATTAGCACTAATGCGGTGATGCCTGTTTCAATACGCGGTGGCCTGTATCAGACACCAAGAATGATAATTCGGTGTTTAGAGAATGTCACCTCCGTGTTGGTGAGCTTCGAAACCTTTATTGGATCACGGGATCGACGGGTAGAGTACAGGGTCGACGAAAAACCATTGCAGCGAGGTACCTGGAGTGCCTCGACGGACAACAAAATGGTAGGCCTGTGGCACGGCGCTCAGGCAATACCATTCGTCAAATTACTCTTGGGAGGAGAGAGCGTAAAACTCTGGCTGACTCCGCTTAACTCCCAAGGGGTCATCGTCACATTCAATGTAAAATCTCTCGGCCAACACATAGAAAAGGTAGCGGAAGCTTGTAACTGGTCTATTGATTGAGCGAGTGGGAGGTATTTCAGATTGCGCGACTCGAGCATCTGAAAAATCTTCCAACGAAGATCTGTGGCTTGCACGTAGAGCCTGCCTTCACACCCGCGTGGTGATGTCCTAGCGACGTAGTCGAACCCCGGGAGCCCGCACAATGTCGCGCCGCGCGCCTAGTGGGCGCCCGGGTACAGGGCGCCGGCGGCCAGAAACCCATTCGATAAAAAGCGTGATCACGTCTACCTGGTCATCATATCGACCGTTTGGAAATGCCCTGAGTTCGTGCATCAATTCTTTCTTCCATGATGTGTCAAAGGAGGGGAATTTCACCAGACCATTCTCAAGTTTGGTGGATGCAACTGCAAGGCGGGTTTCCTTATCCTGACGTGGACGACTCCCATGCAGCCAGGCCCTTGCTGCATGGTTCTCATCCCGAATGTTCTGAAGCAGGGACTGACCAGACCCGATGTCTTCGACGTGTACACGGCTGGCATTCCATTTGTTTTTTTGTGCCCAGAACGCTTTCAATAAATTTGGGAATGAGAGCCGCTGCCGAAACACATCGAGAATAAGCCACGATGTACCATCGAATCCGAAGGTTATGCACACTGAAAAATCTGCAGTTGGCTCTTCGGAAAAAGCCGTATCCCATACTTGAAAACAATCAATCAAGTCAGACCGCTCGACGGGTTCCTTGTAGTGATGACACTTGGACATATCGAGAAGCGCCCCTCCAGGAGGGATCGGGTTTTGCTGATACTGTGCCTCGAAAGCGATATTGCCGACGTCCCGTCTGATTTGCTCGAGTGTCTCCTGAGACTGAAACCCCGGGAACAAAATGTCACCCGCCAATTGTCGATGAGATTTTCCATCATAAAGTTCAAAGGTTTGATCGGTATCGGCAATAGCTTTGAGGGTGAGCGTTTCATAACCTCCTTGATCGATAAGGAAGGCAGGGAAATCGTCTTCATGTAGTCGTTGCTGTACACTGATAATCGACCCACTCCCTGCATTGTTTAGCCGACTGCGAAGCCCGATTTGATAGTAGTCAATCACTTCGCGGCGCGCTTGCGGAGAGCGAGCCTCCAATCCATTTATAATGTCATCGATGATAATGAAATCTGCACCAAGCCCTTGAGTAGACGAGCCCGGAGTCACAATCCTCCTGCTCCCGCCTCGAGTTGTTTGTATTTCGTCATTATTTTCAGTGCTGATACGGGTATTTGGGTACCAACGCTTGTACAGATCAAAATTCATGATCCAGCGGGTACGTTTCCCGTGTTCGATACCCAAATCGCGTGAGTAGGTAGCAACCAACATGCGCGTGCTCGGATCTTTGCCAAGAAGATATGCGGGCAGGGCGACGGAGACGATGAACGACTTCAGATACCTTGGTGGAAGATTAATCAATAAGCGCGGGCAGTCTCCATTGACCGCGAGTTCAACCAAAAAACACATTGCCTCAACGTGCCAGTTTGGCAGAAACCGGATACCTGGAAAAGCATGGGAAAAAAAGGCGACGCAGAACCAGTAGAATCTTTGACGAATTGCACGCGCGACGAGTTCGCGGTTGAGATTGTTCGGTAGCGGGTTCAGGTGTGCTGTCGGTTTGGACAGGGCATTTTGTTCGATAGGCAATGGAACTCTCCTTTTAGCCTGCGTTATTGACTGAAGGGGAGGATTGCTTCACCGACCGGGATTGCCAGGTAGATCAGATACCTTCCTGTTTCGAATAATGGGGTTTTAAGTCAGACATCTCCTTTGTTGTTCTTCTGCTTCTTCTCCGGCACCGGAAATGACTGCATGATTTGGTCCAGAACGTCTTGTTCTTCCTGAGTGAGCTTTTCATCCAGCCTTTTGTTGTCATTTTCTTCTTCGGCAAAGACTCCGAATTTTCCGATAGCATTTAGCAACTCACGGATCGCAGGGAGGTTTCCGCTAGCTCCCTTGGTAGCGAGCGATATTGCTATGGCATCAATCAGCCGCATTTTTTGAAGCTTACCATTCTTGCTGACTGCAACACGCTCAGTGAGCGCCGCTTCGAGGATTGTCGACATGTTGCGAGACCCCTTAGGCCGCCCTTTCGGGTTGCCGGACCGGCCCTTTTTGAACTGGTTTTGTGTGGGTGGTTTGCCGTAACCGACCTCATAAGACGACAGGTTCCCGGCATCCGGTTGTGGTACAGGTTTTGCGTTCGGCGCAGTCGTTCGAGGCGCAGGAGGTTTCGATCGTGTTTTGCGAGCGGGTCCCCCCGAGGACATTGATGACGGAAGGCTGCGTTTTCGGACAGGTTTTTTTGTTGGTTCCACTTTCTTCCCCTACGCTGTTTTTTTCAGGCTGCGGGGTAGTTTCCGCTTGCGTGCAGGTTTGCGGCGGATTGCAAGTTCTGCCCGCGTGAGGCCTGTTCCTGCGTGAACGGCCTTTTTGCCGGTCTTGCGTTCCCAGCGGTCAATGGCAAGCTCACAATATTCAGGATCGATCTCGATGCCATAAGCACGGCGACCCGTCCTCTCCGCGGCCAGAAATATCGTTCCAGACCCTGCAAAGGGATCCAGGACGATGTCGCCTCGATTGGTGCTATCGCATATTGCATCCGCAATCATCGCGACGGGTTTTACCGTGGGATGGGCGGCAAGGAGTTCATCCCGTTCCGCGTGAAACGTGTTCATGCCGGCGTATGACCAGACGTTTGTGCGATTGCGCCCGTATTTCCCAAGTTGGATATTGTTAAGATGAGAAGCCGTACCCTTTTTACCGACGTACACTAGCTCATGCTGGCTGCGATAATGGCTCCCCATGCCGGCATTTGTCTTGACCCAGACGCAAAGGTTGATCTGGGTTAGGTTGGCGGCCTTTGCAGCGACTAACAATTCAGATTGATGGCGCCAGTCCATGAATACGTGGATGAGTGAACCATCGAAACAGCGCGCCGAAACGTGTTCTAGGAACGTCTGCAGAAATTCCTGAAACTCAACCTCGCTCATTTCGCCGGACGCATTTGCAAATTCACGGTGCGCAGTAGAGACAAGGGACGCAATAAGCAAATTAAAGGGTGGGTCGGTAATGACCATCCGCGCAGTGCGACTATTCATAAGTAGTTCGAAGGTCTGCGGGGCCAGGGCGTCACCCACAGCGAGGCGATGGTCCTCCAGTTTCCAGAGATCTCCTGATCTGCAGATCGGTGGTCGAGAGGCGCTCATACCGTCGATGTTATCGTCCTCGTCTACTTTCTGTTCGCCATCGGCATCCGATAAAATCAAGTCGACTTCAACGGGTTCAAAACCCGGGAGATCGAGACAGATATCGGGATCGAGAAATGCAATTTCCTGAATTTCCAGATGAAGAGCTTCTTCATCCCATTCACTCAGGTTCGGCAACTTTTCGAAGAACAGTCGATATTTGCGGATGTTCAGTTTGTTTAGATGCGTGACACGGATGACGCTGATGGTTGGGTGTCCGAGGACAACTGCCGCGTCGAAGAAGGCTTCGCCACAAATGATATTGTTCTCTTCATCCACCAGTATGGGGAGGTTCAACCCGAATTTTTTTAGACCAGCCTGAATGTGCTTGCTCTGGCTTTTCAACGCTCTGCGAACCCTTCGTGGAGACCTCTTCAGCTCACTGCAGTCGACCACCTCAACCAAAAGAGAGTTGGAATACGCCCGAGGCTGGCTTTTGACTTTTGTACCGTTTGGCATTGCTCACTCCTTTTTTCTCTCGGAGAGAAGGGAAAATGTGGGCAATGCAAGAAAGTGCTCATGGAGCGTCCTGCAGAGTTTTTGTTTCTCTATTGCCGCTACTTTCCATCCTGATTCCGACAGTCGGATTGCAGACCGCAGCAATCGCTGTCCCCTTGATGGCTAGTTCGAGCGACCCAAGCAGTCAAGCGGAAAACAAAGTAAAAACATAGTTAGATCATTGATGTGTGGGCGGTATGACAAATAAAAGGTAGTGTATACCGTTTGTTTGTCAGTAAATAATTATATGAATACAAGTAACCGTTTCTTTGTCACGACCCTGGCGCCCAGCTTCTGTAAGGAAAGTATTACGCGCACTGATGCGTTGAAATGCTCCTTGGCGACCAAGTGAAAATGTTTCCGGGATGAAAGTCTGGTCAGCGAGGCAATGTTCGGTTCACGAAACAGCGCTTGATGTGGCAATCCGGGTGAGCGGAGATTCTGGCGCCGCTAGCACCTGGAAGCGCAAAATCTGTCATTTTGACCGATCTAGGGCGTCAATTGATTCGCTATTCGCCAAAAAGGTTGGATGCGGCACGTAAACCGGCGCCGACGTCGGTTGGACGATCTCCGCTCGCCAGATCTCGAAACAGGCTGACACCAGCGACTGTCTCTACATCTCTGATGGTCACAAGGCAGTTGCGGACATCCGTCTCTCCAAGCGAGCATCCACGGCCTTCTGGGTGAACCTGTGCATCATGAGAGAACAGGAAGGCAAACGCGTGGTCGTTCCGGACAACAACCTTCCAGAACATGTGCGGGACACCGATAGTGTCCGGGCGGGAGTCGTTGGGGTTGCCGACGGTCTTGACTGGCGCATCTCCAAAGACCGTTCCCGCAAGAACATGAAGTTCTTCGCCTGATTTTGCGAGTTCGCGTACAAGGGTTTCGACCTTGTACCAAGGCCCTGATGCACCATTGAGAGAGTTGTGGAGCTGAGGGGCGATGTTGGTCATGTAGTTGATCTCGAACACGGTGCAAGCATCATCCATATCTTCGATTGAAAGGTCGTCCTCGATTTCGGCATCCATGCCGTCGCCGTCTCTGTCCCCACCAGAAATGAAATACGGTGCCAGGTGACCTCTTGCATAGAAGTCTTCAACACCTTCAACATCGACCTTAGGAATGTTTGTGTAGTCGCCGTTTATCACAGCATCAGGTGTATCGGGATCGGTCCGGAAACGTTTCCAACGGCTCTTACGACTCGGCGGGTCCACGTATTCAGGTGAAACATGCCATGCGGTCCAGCGAGGCACTCGATGCTCAGCGTCGAATGAAGTGACATAGCCACGCCGGACGAGAAGTGGATCGTTGGTTGGCGCTCCCCCGAAAACATGTTCTTCGAGAAGGCCTTCTCTTTGTTGATCCGTCAAGGTAGGGCAGTCGTCAGCAAGCGCTACTGTCTGCCAACCTAAAACAGCGAGAAAGGTAATGGTTCTCAACATAAGGCAGGTCTCCTCACCTACATGAGTAGATGGAAAATGGGCGAAAGTAGCAAAAGCCATAAGGCGAGGCTGGAAATGCCAATCACCACGTTGAGCAAAAAGCGTTTAGCGCGTGCGCGAGGTGTTGACCAGGATGCTGGATAGACGAAGGGGATTTCACCAGTATGGCGACTAATCTCCTCGGCATGAGCGACGCAGACCTTCATCTGGATTGACCTTGACCATCTAAAGAACAACAATGGTTTCATATTGAGGGGGAGAGGGCTATGAAAAACGCTCAAGCGTTAGCAGTAAACCTTAGTCTCACATTGGTGATGCTTGTTGTTGTGCCATTCGGTTCTGCAACTTCTGGACGGCTGACAGGTCAGCAAATCCGCCAGCGTATCATCGCCATCAAACGTAACCATGAACTCGAGGATAAGTCGCATCATGGCATCATTGCATCAGGGAGTTCGGAAAATTCTCTGATGAAATCAAAAGGCTGGAGGACGCATTTTTGATCGAACAACTCACGTCAGCTGCACACCAGGAGTAATTTGCTTCTTAAGAGACTGGATAAAGGATTTCAGGAGCCATGTTGAGCAGAATACGATCTCACTGGATGACTATTGTTCGTTCAATCGTAGAGGCGATGGGCGCACTCTGGTTGTTGCTTGAAGCATATCAGGGCCTTACCACTACACAATCACAACTACCCTTTTTACACTTCATACTACTGTCAGCTATTGGTGGCGGAATTCTCTTCTTTGTCGATGGCTGCTGTATTGGTGGCTTTCTCAAAAACCGAGTTGAAGTTAAGATCAATGGTTTCGATACAAAAATATCAATAATATTTGGAGACCTTTTTGAGAAAAATGGTTGGAAGGCAGTTGGGGTGAATGATTTTTTTGATAGCATTGTTGATGACAACCTTGTCTCATCGAATAGTTTACACGGTCATGTCATTAATACTTACTGGCCAAATGATAGAGTTGGATGGCAAGACCAAGTCGATCAGTCACTAGCCAGTGAGCAGAGCAAAACGGTTGACAGGAAAAAGGGAAACGCAAGGCGTTTTCCAATCGGTACCGCTGCCACAGCTACCAATGGCGATCAAAAATTTATATTCGTGGCGTTAGGGAAAACAGACACGTCCAACAACGTGACTACAGCGAGTGCGGAAAGTCTCATTTGCTCTGTGAGGGGACTTTTGTGTAAAGCGCGTGCCGTTTGTGCCGGTGATGCACTTTACATTCCATTGATGGGTTCGGGTCTGGGGCGTGTGGGTATAAAAAACGCGATTCTTGTTGATCTGATCTTGGCAGCAATTATCGAAGAAACAAAAGCTTCAAAAATAACAGACTCCATCACCATCGTTTTGCCCAAAGAAAAGCTGGCTGAAATCAGCTTGGCAAGTTTCCCGAGGGACTGGAACTAATATGGCAAATCGAACTGGAACATATTTCGCATTCGATGGACTCGGTGAATCTGACCCGAGTAAATCAGATTTCAAATATTATGCGATAGTTCAATCATGGGATGCAGGAAAGCATATCGACTTCAAGTTTGTAGACAGTCATGACAAAGCGAGTGCCGTTCGCGACACTAGCAAGTTGGAAACGCTCAAAGCGAGCATTTGCCAACGCCTCGCGGCAACAAAAAACATCGTTGTAATCCTAAGCAATAAAACTCGGAAATCTGGCAGCCTGCTTTCATATGAGATTGAAAAGGCGATAGATACATACGAACTGCCCTTGATAGTTGCGTATCCAGATTGCTCTTCACTACTTAAGCCATCTTCCCAATCGGACAAATGGCCGGATGTCTTAGCTGTCCGCCTAAACAATGGCACTGCAAAAGCGATCCACATTCCATTCAAGAAGGATGCAATACTTAGTGCAATTGGACAGTTTTCTGTTAACGGGACGCAGCCAAATGGGGCGATGGCTTTCTATCACCGTGAAGCTCAGGAAAAATGGGGATATCTCGACAAGTAAGAGTGTGTGGTCTCCATTGTTGATCAAGCTCTCCCTTCAAGCGGTCACGTGTGCCAAAATCGGCATCGAGCCTGAAAGGCAGTCAATCAGATGGCGAGTGCTATCAAATACGGATAACTAGGAATTATG